TCCCTTAACGCCAAATGCCACCCCCTGGCTATTATCACGAAGCCAGGCATATACTTCCTCGGTGCTGCTCACGCCTTCCTCTGCACCCTCCGATCCACCGGTATCAATAGCCGCCCGCCATATATGCAGAGGTTGATCCGTGTCCTCCACCGGGTACACATCCTGAAAAATAATCTTATGAATAATATCCCAGCTCATGACATAGCCGTAGCGTATGAGCCATGAGGTATAATCCCTTGTCCAGGCCCGAACGACATAGTAAAAACCCTCTTTCTGCACGTCAATGCCCGCGGTAAGTACAAAAGCCTCTTTCGGCACCACGAGGGGCGGAAGTTCGGTACGATGAGAAAGGATTTCGTCCTCCTCCACTTCATGAATGCGCTCTACCCAGGGTTGAGCCAGCCAGGAATTGAGAAAATTCTGGAGTTTCTCCGGGTAATTTTTGGATCGGAGAAATTCAGCGGCTATATCTCCCCAGGTCAACCACGGGGAATATAAGGAATTCAGATGATATCCTTTACTCCGGATACTTCCGGTATACGTTGCTGATATCGGCTCATCTTGCCGCCATTCGTAACCGGCGATCATGGCTGTCCGCTGGTTGTTTTCCAGCATGGCATGGCAATACGGGCATTCATACCATGCGGATTCCTGGACCTCCTGGATATAGGTGGGGGAATTCTTGTCAAGATTATCCGGCCATTTTACGTGTTCAAATTCCAAAATCTGCATGGCCCCGCATTCCAGGCAAGGCACGTAGCAATGATACGTGATATCGCATGATTTGCGCTCCCTGGTTACTTGTCCATTCTCAACCGTTGGTGAACTCACAATGAGGGTCTTTTTGTCCCAAAACGTCTTCTGCCGCTCGGTGCTCAGGGAAATGGGATCCGCTTCTTCCCCGCGCATAAACTTGGGATATTTATTCACCTCATCCAGCAATATATATTTACAGGGTCGGGAAGCCAGGGAAGCCGGGGAATTGGCGCCTGCCAGGGTGAGGACCATATTGGGAAAATTCATCTCCAGGAGAGAATATTGATCATCATTGATGGGTTTTCGCAGCCGGAGTTCATCACATGCCTCGATCATGGGCTGGATGCGATTGCGGGATGCATAGCGTGCCAGGTCCAAGGTGGGCAAGATCACCAGGGTGGATGCCGGGGCATGGTGAATAATATATCCGAGACAATTATACAGGAATTCCGTCTTGCCTAATTGTGTTCCGGATTCCATGACAATCTTTTCGATGTAAGGATCTGAAAAGGCATCCATGATCTCTTTGAGATATGGTGTGCGGATGGTACGCCAGGGACCGGGCTCGGCGCTGGTCTGTGGCACCAGGATGCGATAGGTATCCGCCCATTGAGAGACCGTGAGCTTTTCAGGCGGCCGCCAGGCATCAAGCTCCTCGGGCGTCCAGCGAGCTTTTGCAAATCTTAGTACCTTTGCTGAGGGCTGAGACGCCTTTTTGGTTACAGCGCCTTTTTTCCGCGGTGATCTGCCGGTATCTACCTTGCCCCTGGTGCGGGGGTTTGGACCGTGTGTAGTATTACGCGATGATTTCATATTATTTCTCCCTATATATCATGTATGTTCTTATTCGCCGGCAAGATGCCCGCCCGAGCGGGAAAACCGCTCTAAAATATACCGGAGCTCTGCTTCAAGGACGGCCTCGATATCCCGTTTTTCTTTGCCTGCCAGGAGCGGGGGAAGCTTACGGGGTAATCCCAAAAGGGCGGTCTTGACTTCGATGATACGGCTTACCCATTGGGATCGGACTTCCTCCAGGCTAATGAGCTGCCCCTGCCGCTCCTGGAGATCGAGCTCGGCTATGCGAGCCTTCATTTCCTTATAGATTGCCTCCCACCCGCGCTTATCCCCGGATTCCGGAGCCTCTCCATGAGGCTGGCCAATACCTTTTCTGACGCGGGCATCCATCCAGGCATCAATGGAATCAAGATCATAGGTGCCATCGGGATTGACCGGCATCCCTTTAGCTTTCCAATAGGCAATAGTGCGCACACCTTTCCCCAGATACTCCGCCACCTCCTTCTGGCTCGCTACAATCCTGCTTCCTACTCCGGATTGCTGTGCCCTGTATTTGGCCAGGCTATCGTCAAGGCGCTTACGCTCATGTGCTGACAATGCCTCACCACGCTGGAGTTTGGCCAAAATATTACGCAAATCCGCCTGAGTAGCTTGCTCCAATCCAGCTATTATAGTCTCTATGCTAGGTGGATCCTTTTTTTTATCTCCAGACATTGTGTTTCTGGATTCCTCTTCTCTCTATCCCACGATCATATTCAATTGATCCAACTGATCTGATATATTCCATCTTGTATGCAACCCATTTTCCATCCAGATCGCTCAAAAAGATCGCGATGACGGAAACTGCGATCGGCTTCTTTTTTTGGAAGGACCCGCTCAAAGTTTTTCTTGTTTTTCATTTATAAAATAATATCAACCACTTATCACTCTTTTATACTATAATTGCAGGTTTGCATACTATATAACCATATGATATTGCTTATGATTCATTAATTCATACTCTTAAAAAAGCGAAAACTATGCAAAAACTGCAAAGAAAATGCAAAGTTTTTTGCAGGTCTGCAATTAAGCCCCCTATTTTTGCAGAGGAGACCCGCAAAATCATTGCATATACTTTTGTAAGTCCGCTTACAATTCGCCTGTGATTTTAATATGTTATCTAATTCCAATCTACCACCTTGGCCTTTGCATAAAACTGTAAAGCTATTGTATTTTTACATGACTATTTAACGCCATCTCCTGAAACGATTATCTGCTTTTTTCAGGCTGTGAATCCACATAGAATTTGCTGATTCCTCTTGCGAGATACTAGCCGCTCCGAGATATTTTTCTGTAGTCTGCACACTTTCATGGCCGAGACGGTACTGGATTTCCTTGAGCGGCACGCCGTCTTCCAGCATTCGCACTGCAGCTGTATGCCTCCAGAGATGTGGGTGCCATGTATTAATTTTTAATTTGTGTGCATATCGATATAAAATCTTATACAGCCCATTGGTGGTGAGCTGTTTTACACGGCCCTTCCCTAACATAGCAGGGATCGCATAATTTCCCTCATAAGATTGGAAGCCATATGGTTTCATCGCCATATATCGAGCCCAGGCCCACTCCGTATCACCACTACGCTCTGCAACCAAACGACGCTCCTTATTCCCCTTGCCGTGGATATTAATTACTAAATGCCGGCCAGCTCCCCAGCCGTCATGATACACCGAACCGAGGAGCAGATCACAGATCTCCTGCGCCCGAAGCCCATGCAGAAGAATAAGCATCATGACATAATCTCTGCAGCCCCGCACCGACTTCAAGTCCGGCGCCCTGAGTAGTGCAGAGAGATCGTCATTAGAAATCACCTTCGGCACTCGTTTCTGCCTTTTCACCGGCATGAGATGTTTAAGGGGATTCTGATCCAGGGGAAGCACATGCCGGTCGGTAGTCATCAGCCAAGTGTAGAAATTCTTAAGAGTGGAAAAGGTGCTTTCCACAGTGGCCCATTGATTGCCGTTTTTTTGCAGCCCGGTCAAATACCGCTGGATTATGCCTTGATCGACACGCAGTGGATCTTCCACGGCATGAAAATATTTCCGGATTCGATCCAAATAAATCTCCCTTGTTTTGGGAGCGTATCCTCGGGCCATCAACCATGCAATATAGTCATCAATCAGCATTGCTTGTCTCCATGCCGATATGGCCGGGTTTTATTGAAAAAAGATTTTTTAATAATCTCCTGCTCGATATCAATTGCCAACCCTTGTGCCATATCAAATATGCGAATCACCACATCGGCCAGCTCCTCCGCAAAGTTTGTATCATTCTTTGTACGATATGCCTCCAGGGCTTCGCTGACCTCAGAATGCACTAGGCATAACAGCTCCGGGACCGGTCGCTCGTTATCCCACCATCCATGTTCCTTGGCAATATCATGTATCCACTTTGCCGCCTCATCGATCTCCATTATATTCCTTTCTCTTCCGTTGCGCTTCCCGTTCTTTATCCATAAAATCACCAACAATTCTATTAACTTCCTGCAGAACAGCATATAATCTAGATACTAAGTCTTCCGGTTGATCACGAAGCATAGCCTTCGATATAATCTCTGCTGCTATTTCTTTGCTATCCATGATCATCCCTTACATGGATAAAGGTTTTGTTGTAATGCAATAATAAGATCTACTTCATGTTTGATTTTGTTTAAATCCTCAATGCCTTTGCCGCCCGATATATTATAACGACATATCCGTTTAATGATGCATCCTTCCAGGAATTGAATTCTATTCTTTGTAATAAATTCTACCGGTTGGATTTTAAAATCTTTATAATGATCGCCACCTATCTGGATGTCTAAAGGGTGTTGGTTTTGTTCATCTCGCCACACAGGATCATTATTATTGTCACAATCTGTTATATTTGGCTCTTCCATTTCCAATCCTTCAATCTCTTCCATTTTCTTCCCTCCTGTCAATAGAGCATCAGCATCATTGCGAAGATCTGATAAAATTCTCTGTTGTTCCTCTGGAGTTAAATGAGAAAACCCATCCATATATGTATACGGTTCTGTCATATCTAATCTTTTCCTCCGATAAAATTAAACCGGCTCTGGCCGGAAAGTTCACGGCTCGTCTGTTTCATTCGTCGAATCATAGCAAGCTTTTTAAGAGCACTCTTTGTAACGCCAGCCTTCCATGCTTCTAGTTCATTTCGGGTAGCCCAAAAATAGCCGCCACCATGCTTGCGGGATATAGAGCCAATAGGATATCCCCTTCTGCGTAGCTCTGTAATTAGTCGCCGCAAAGGTCGCGTACTATTTATTTTATCAATTGGCTGTTCTCGAAATACTATATTGTGCAATTCATCAGCTCCGATAGCAGCAGTTTCCCCATGATGTTGAAACAGCGTCTCAATTAATCGGCTCATGTACCTATCTAAGCTATCCTCGCTATTGTTCATCATAATGCCTCCAGGTGTTTAAGATTAAGCAATTGGCCTATCTTTTTGGCCTCCGGGGTCTTTTCCCATGCTTTCATTTCAGCTTTTAAAACCTGATAACCGGCAATGTAATCCCGCTCGTGATAATTCTGGTTTTCCGTTTTCATAATACCCTCCAGGTAACGCCGCGGGTCTTTTACCGTCTGCCAGTAATCCAGCAATGATTGGCCAGCTTTAATCATAGCCCCGGGATGCGAACCACGGCGGGTGTGCTGCTGGATCCATTGATAAAAATTAAAAGCCTTTTTTCCATTACTTTTACCCTGAATTTGTTTAGCAATATCCAAAAGAGGCTTCAAAAATTCCTTATTGATATTTTCAGTAAAATGTTTTGAGGAATGGGCAGGCTTTGCCTGCTTTTCTTTAGAAAAGCTATCTTTTACTTGTCTTATATTATCTTTACTTATATTAGCTTGTGCCGGAGTACTCCTGAGTTGATCTTGATTTAATCCTGAGTTATCCGGATTTACTCCGGAATACTCCTGAGTTGATCCGGATTTTATCGGAGCTGGACATTCCGATTTTGCCTCCCGTTCCTCTTTTAAAGCCTGTTCATTTTTAAATCGGATTAATTCCAGGTATTGATCGCCATCCGCCCTATAGAGGAGGATCAATTGAAATTGTGCCAGGTTGTGTAAGGTTTCCTGAACCTTTTCAGCCGTCCACGATTTTATACGGGGCACAATCTGGCCCTTCAGGCAATCAGGATCTGCCAAAATCCGTCCCTCAACATCCAAATGAGGAATAAGCCAGGTGTAAAACATACGATCCGAATCACTGGGCAGAGCCGCGAGTTTTCGGCTTTTAGATATCTTTTTTTTCAACATTCTTCCTTTTGCCATAATTACTTTTCCTCAATTATAATTTCACCTTCCGCAGTATATACAGAGGCGTTTTGTATCTGGATAATTGGATGCATTTTTTGGGTTAACTGTGTTTCCAGGGTTTCTATCCGATTCTCTAACGATACCCGTTCCATATTGTAAGCATCAAACCAGATGACAATATAAATCATCATAATAATAATCATAGCTGCACTCATCCCGATGAGAAATAATTTTTTCATGATCATATTCTCCCATTTTTCATCCAGAAAGCGTGGCTGCCTCCTGGGCAATTTCTCGGCCCTGCGGACAATTAATACAATGATACCGTTCCATTCGAGTTAGTGGTCTATCAATGTGAAACATATAGCCCTTGGATGGTGAAGTCCGCGCCCATTTTTGATATAAGAGACAACTCTCTTTTTTCATGAGGCAGTGTTCCCGCTCACAATAAAAATACGTTCCACTATTAAGAAGATTTTGTTTTTGTGGTATGGATATAATCACTTTTTCTCCGCATTCTAATCAGAAATAGTAACGGATCCATCCGCATTATAATCAGAAATAGTAACGATACTATATACAGCATCAGTTAAAAGATCGACGAGCCAAAATCTATCAATTTTACGGAAATCAAGAATGGATACATTATTAATAATAAAATGTCTTATATCCTTGTTTTTAATCATCCAATGATCCCCACCTTGGTTCAAGGTCCGCTTCGTACCTCGTCTCCGTGCCTTGAGCAACCCCTTTTTGATATAACGAGTAATGCTTTTTTCATCAACACCGAGGCACTCAGATAGGGAATGCGCAGTCTCAAATTCCATATTACTTAGGAATCTCATTCTTTTACGCTTCAATACAATACCTTGGATAGAGCGTTCGTATCCGCTATTTCGCAATTGCCTCTGTATAGTCTCCGGCTGCTTATATGTATGGTGTTTTAAAATACGCAGTTCCTGCGGGGTCCATGCAGATTCTTTTTTTAATATTTTCCTTATACCAAGTTGACCAGCCCGACGGGTTATTACCCATCGAGGTATACCAAACTTTTTAGCCAGGGTTTTTACCGGTGCAAGACGATGGTATCCTGACATACCTACTGCCTTCTCATATATTTCCCGTATTTCCGCATCCATTGCAGGCGTAAAATGATATTTTTTCTTTGACATTTTTTAGCCACCTAATGGTTGATTAATTTTTAGTCCATTCCAGATTTTCCGCCCATTCAAGCAGCTCGGCTTTAGATTTAAATGTGTGAGTTTTTTTCTTTAGGATCACAGAAAGACGAGTCCACCCTCCCATGAGAAATATGGTGGCAGTAAAAAATGTCCACCACGTGTTGCCTTGGCTAATCCAAATGCAAAAAATTAGGAATGAAAAGGTAACAATATCTTTAATAATACTTTCTAAAACTGATTCTGTTTTATCAATGATTTTAATCGTATCCATATAAATCTCCATAGTCGCAGGTATTAGCCTTGTTAGGCACATACCCCTGTTGGCCTTTCTTGGCTGCCGCTCCAGGAATCCTCTCGCCGCAGTAGCATCCGAACTTGCGGGTTCTGGCTTGCCATCCACAAGAGCACGCTCCATTCTTGTCAAAATCTCGAAATTTCGGACCACGTTTGCAGTCGAGACATGCGACATATCGTGATTCATCAATAGACATTTCTATTTCCTTCTTTGTAGCCTAACAAAGATTATATATTGCGGCGTAATTTGCTTGCCCCATATACCGCCCCTGCAAAGATCAAGGTTCCAGCCAGATTCGGCCAGGGAAACCAGGGACCATCAGAGCCGGCAAGCAAAACACCCACAAAACACACAAAACCAATAAGATATAACATTAATCAACCTATCTGTTTCATCGAGCTAATTCGACCGGTCTGCACTAGATTAATAATTGCCTCTACAGCCATAATCAGACACACAAACACGCTCATAATCATAAGGCCCAGAAACCAGCATATATGAAAAATAATATTGCGCATAATAGCCTCCCCATGCTATGTCCGTAAAAAGGGGCAGACTCTCCCTGTGAGATCCCGGACGGCATCTGATCGGATACCGGATTACCGCCCGGGACCTGCCCCGCCAACGCCGTTTTGATGGGCAACCGCTTCCCCGACTGATGTGCCTATTGTGTATTCCGTGGGTTGGATCACGCAGCCATCATGCGCAGGTCGCAGTTGCAATTCAATCAGCTATTACTTGAAGTTTGCCGATCCTTTACATTATCTGTAAACTGTCGGTGATATTCACAAAATGCCAAAGCTCGTGCCGTAGAAGGATCATTAGGATTTGCCTGGAATGCTTCTTCTAATTCCAGACAGGATGCTTTCCTCAAATCCCCATCGTATTTTTCATAAAGCCTATAATAATCTCGCCAGCTCATATTTCATTTCTCCTTTCCCCTTACAAATCCTGTATTTCAAGTAATCGTTTCAAGTATACATCCAATTCGATACAAACTTTGATTAAATCCCAGTTTTCTTTTATGGATCGCTGAGCCTCTTTTTTTGTAATAACACCATCTTTCAGCGCACTACTCATTTCCTCGATATTTTCTCCAAATTCTTTAGCGAGTCTGCTCACTAAATCCATCATAGAAAGCATATGATTTGATTCCATCTTAGGAATCCCGAAAGCAACTCTCCCGAGGGCAGTTTCAATATGGTCCAAAGCCCGGAAATCCCCGGTCTTTTTCCAAATCTGTATGGCTGTTAAGAGGCCGAGTTTGTAGCCTGGCTGCTCGATAAGTTCATTCCGCAGGGTTGATTCCCCCTTCCCGAGCTCTGGCGCCAAGGCCTTCAATGGATAATTCTTTGCCGCCGCATCCAGCAAATCCAATATCTGATCCATAAACAAAAAACTCCTTTTTTCTTATTGTTTTCGCCCCTTTAGGAGCGTAAAATTTCTATTTAATAGAATTGACCATCTCATCTTTGGTGGGTTTCTGATGATTTTGAACCTGATATCTTGGAGGGATCAATTGTGCTATCTCTGCATCCAACCCATCGAGCTGATCGGTAATCTGACGCTTTATAGCTGCAACAGACATTCGCAGCAAGTGCAGTCTATAGCTCTCATCATTCGTCATCAGGAAATAATTCTTCCCGCTTCAGATGTAACTGTGCAGCAATAAGCTCCTGGGATTTCCGATTTCGTTTGTCACCGGAAATGGTGCCATATATGGTCGGACCGCTCACGTGCCCATTGGCAAGGATAATGATATTGAGATCATTGAGTTGCAACAATGCCCGACGGATCTCCGGCATGGGGTAATTTAATTTTTTTAAGGATCGTAATGCCTTACGATTGCGAGAATTTTTTGATTGGAAAAGGTGCGGAAATATGGTAATTAAAAAACTTAATGACTTTTTCATAATACACCAAAATATTTAATGTTGGTATTTATCCTATTGAATATATCATTATGAGATATATGTCAAGTAAAAAATGCAATATATACCAAATAAAACAGAAAAAAATTTAAAGGCATTAGCAAATCTTGCTAAAATTCCGCTTAAACATGGATGGAAAAATGAATTAGAGCTTATTTTGGGATTAGAAAAGGGGGCTATACCAAGATGGATTTATAGAGACAACATATCTGCAAAAGGCCTGTTAAAAATAGAAAAAAAAGGCTATCCTCTATCCTCATGGTGCATACATGCTACCGATGAAACACATACCGATGTACATGAATCCGTTACTATATATAAATTAGTCAATGAAAAGGAACTATGCAGAGATATCCGTACTATTTTAAAAAAGGGAGACACCAGCACAATCCAGGCACTCAGTATGAACGTCAAGGAATTCCTGAATAAAGTTATAGAAAAAGAACAATGTCTCGGGGAAATTAACCGCCTGCATAATGAAATGACATCACTACATAAAAAGGTCGACAATCTTCTCAAAGTTGATAAAATCAAAAAAAAAGTAGTCGACTAAAACTAGGTAATATTATTTATATTAATTTTTAGACAAGGTGAATACCATGTATCTTACCAAACCCACCGGCTTCATTTTTCAGGTTATTGGGCTTATTATAGGGATTTTCGGCATCATAAAATTATCAGGCACTCCGGATAATATAGTTTCAGGCTTTCTGCTTACCGCGATTGCTATCATATTGATCTGGAGAGGCGGCCGAAGAAAAGAGCGAAAAGAAGAACTAAAATCCAGAAATTGATGGCAGTGCGGCAACTCAATGATGGTCGGTGGACCTGTTACTATCGGGACCGGGGGACCGGAAAGGTCAAATGGGAATATTTCGGGCGTGGCGCCGGTGCGGAGGCTGCCGCCTGGGCCCGGCATAAAGAACTTGCCCTTCAACAGCGAACCGGAATACCAAAATATGAAGGGCCAATTTTCGCCGCCCTGGCTGAAGAATACATGAAAGCCAAAATATTCTCACGTAATTCTGCTTTGCATCTCCAGATCCTTCTTACCGTCCATCTGCTGCCCGTCTTCGGCGTTATACCGGCTATGCAAATCAACGACCATCACCT